CTAAATGGATAATTGCATGTCAAGGTTTTTAACAGCAACATGCTTAACTTTCTCAACACGTTTACGCATTTTGAAAGCATTTTGCATTGGCTGGTATAAAACAAATAATGACGCTTTCAGGATGTCGTCAATTTCGTTTCTACAGGTTGCCAGTGAAGGTTTTCTCCATCCCTCGCCACCACGTCCACACATCTTGCGTGGCTTTGCAGTCGCGTGATAGTAGGATGCAATTGCTCGCTTAGATGAACCATGAGCGTAGTAGCTGAGGAGGATGCCAAAGGCTTTCTTGTCAATGTACATGACGGAATCAACGACCTGAGAAATCAACATTCCATCATCATCATTACACATTGGCCTTGTCATAATTCTTCCCGGCTCTACGCTCTCCATGAACTTCGCTATTACGCTGCTCATGCGCTTTTCCAGACGACCTGAATAAACCCATGCGCCCCACAGTTCAAGCCAGCCATTCAGCCACTCGTGCTGCTCTTTGGTGAGGTTTAGTTCTCTTATGCTCATCGTCTTCCCCTCTTGCCTTGTTTGACCATCAGGACGCCGTTAACTATTACGTGACGCTCGCCTTTGCTGTCTCGGTTGTACTTGAGCACTGTTCCTCTTGCGCAGGAAAGCATCCTCGCCACTTCGGTCTGATTGCCTCGTGTCTGGATAAGAAGCTCTGGTATCGTTTGAATTGTGGCGTTCATGCGTTCTCCAGTTCGGTGATTTTTATTCCAAGCCGTCCGCCTGGTACTTTCACACCACGAATTACGCGAATGTCATCGAATTGCTCGTCGTCTTCCGCAAATCCGGCGTGGATAAGGGAGTCGAGTAAACCTTTCAGGATGTTGTCGAGGTCGCGGCGGCGGGAGTCTGGAACGTCTGCGATGACTTTGATACGGAGTCGTGATTTGGTGAAAATGTCTAACTTGAGTTGGCGGATGATTTGCTGAACGTCTTTTCGGTATTTCTGGCCTTTATCGCTTATGTAATATTGGCTTCCCCGTCTTCGCCAGTAGGTATTCACCGACGGCGGGTATGGAAGCACAAACTGATATTCGTTCATGACTTAATCTTCCCCTCCCTCAGCAGTATCGCCTGCGTTCTGATCACGCCTTCGAGGTGGTAAAGTCTGGCGTCTTTGTTGTCGAGATTATGGGTGCGTCGGTCGATTTCATCGTGACACGCACTACAAGCCCATGCACCGATCAGGTCGTCAGGCTTCATTCCCGTTCCGCAAATTCCAGCCATCCGGTAATGTGCCAGAACTGTAGTTTCAGGGTTGCCATTGCATACGCCGTAAATACGTACCTGACATTCTCTTCCGCGCGCTTCTTTGCGTAGGTTAGCCATTAAGCAGCCTCCCCTGTTACTTTCAGCATTCCGTTATCGAGCAGCTTTCTGGTCAGCCACTGTTGACCACGCCCGGTGATTTTTGTGGTGAACGATATCTGTATTCCGTGATTTGTGTTGACCGCTGTTTCTTTCACTGTGAAATAGCCGCGATCCATATATTCCTGCATTGGCACATTGCGCCGGGAACCTGAAGCAATAAGGATTTTGTGATCACGCATCCACGCAAACAGTTTGTTTTGACCAATACCAACAACCTTTGCAAAGTTTCCAATCAAAATTCCGCTGGCCTCGCCAACGCGATCGGCAAACTCAACTTTAGGTGCGACAATTGCGAGCTGGTTTTCCAGTTGCATTTTCTGCTCAGCAAGATCGGCAGCAAGGCGCAACGCTTCCGGTAGCGTTTTGGGGATATTAACCGCAGCTTCTTCAAGCTCTCGCCAGCGGTCAACAAGGCGAGCGGTGAACTCTGGCGACAACTGGGCAACAACGACAATACTGTCTCGCTTACCTTGTTCGCCCTCGAAGACGTAATGCTCGTACTGAACATTGAACCCTAAGTTATTGATTCTTTCGGAAACCTCAATTTGAGGAAGCCGGATAACACCATTTTTAGCCAGCGTTTCGATGGTACGTTTCACATTGTCATGACGCTTACCAACCAACTCAGCAATTTCAATGCTTGTCATTTTGATGGCATTGCCATTCATTAACTCATTCATCGTCTTCTTCCTCGTACATTGAGCTATTCGGATCGCTCATCAGTTCTGCGCAGCAATCGGAGCACACGTGAACTTCAAGCACATGCAGCTTCTGACCGCAGTTAGCGCACGTTAATGCCCGCTCGACGCTTTCTTTCTGGTATTGAAGGGATTGGGATGGGCTAAGCATTATTGGCGTCCTGCATCATGAGAAATACAATCATGGCGGCGCGGAGTGGAGATTCACCGCAGAAGTAGTAGCCAGGAATATTTTCCCATTCCCAACAACCTTCCTCTAAATCACCTCCTGACCATGCGCACCATTCTTTTTCCGCTGTCATCCACATAGTGCTGATTTTGCTTTCAGTGATAATTGGCCACGCGTATTCAGGATTATTGCAAGGATTGAAGCAATTTCCGTTTGAAGAACGGAAGCCATTAATATCCCTTTTTTGCGTCTGCCAAATAGGACCTCTTTCGTCAGTGGGGATCTCAGAATCGAAGTCTGCTTCGTCATCAGGTATGAAGAAATGCTCCTCCATATCTAAAGCCTCACATACTCGTCTGTTAATTTCAAAATCACTTAACTGTGAATAATCCATTGTCATTTCCTCGCACGATGTCTTAGCAACCGGATATCCCACAGGTGAGCCGTGTAGTTGAAGGTTTTTACGTCAGATTCTTTTGGGATTGGCTTGCGTTTATTTCTGGTGCGTTTCGTTGGAAGGTATTTGCAGTTTTCGCAGATGATGTCGGTGATACTTCGTCGCTGTCGCCTCATTCGTACCTCCTGTCGGTAAATCTGACACCCTGACCAATAGCCCATGCTGTTGTGTACTCGATCAGACTTGCCATACGCTTCACACTCATCTGCGCGCTGCTTTCGCGAATGTTGACGTATTCGCCTTCAAGCCCGGGCAAAACATCAGCTTCCTGTTTTGTTGCCACTGCATGACCGCTGATCAACAAAACCTTCCATTGTTCTGGTTTTAACCATTTATCGCGCCACTGAACTTGCCTAGCGATATCTGCGACCATCGCGTGAAATTTTGCGTTCTGGTCAAGGTTGCGCTTGTAGTCAGTAATGCGGATGGTGACTGGCTTGTCTTTATCGAGTGGTGTTGCGAGGATGGCATTTATTGCAGCTTGCTGTTGTTGCTTAGTTCGGAGGAATATTGTTTGCTTCACTGAATACTCCTTTATTTTTTATGCCTGTAACCCCATTCTTCCAGCAACCTTGCGGCGTACCACCCAAGAAACAAAGGAAAGAACATTACAATGAGATATTTCCCGCCACGGTCAATGTTCGAAATTGACCAGATTACGATGTAACCAGTGCAGGACAGGAATATTACAAACCCCAAAAAGCTACTTCGTCGACTCATGCTCACTCCTTCACTTTGATTCCAGCGGCGCGGATAGCCTCTACATCGCTTTCGTATTGCGATTCTGCACCTGAGTCATAGCCAATGTGATAATCACCGGGAAGTGGGCCTTTCTTTGGCTTTTGCAGCTCAATTTCAATAGCTGCTCTCGATGCCTGCCACGTTTGCCAGTGGCCTTGAACATCGTCCATCACGTATTGACCACCAATATCACCACTGCCAATTTCATGGTGATTTTCAGGGTAACGGATAAGGTCTGAAGATTCGCCCCCCACGTCGTAACCAACTCTCTTCAAACTGGCATCTGCTTTCGTCATCTTTCATAAGGCAGTCACATTCAATAAAAATCGGCTCTCCCCAAGGAGTAGAACCTCCGCTATCACACATTCCTGTGTTATTGCACTTTTGGCACTTGCTCACATTAACCTCCGATTAACTCACAAAACGCCACGCCACTTTTGCTACGACAACAGGCATAACACCGATAATCACCCACAGAAAAATGCTACCGAAAAGCACACCAACCAGGTCTTTACCTTCGCCTACCAACCGGACAAAACTGCTGGCAACCACAATGAACGTCGCCACCATCCACATAGCACCGAGAATCCTCAATGCAGAAAAAATCAACTCAACCACGATTTACCCTCCCCCAAATAAAAAGGCCTGCGATTACCAGCAGGCCTGTTACAAGCTCAGTGATGTAGATGGTCATACGTCAGCCCCTTGTGCATATCGTCTGCCACGCGCAGCAGGTGCATTTGATGCTGTGCAAATCTGTCTGGCTTCATCCTGGTCACATGCAACAAAGTGTCCGTTGCAGAACCGCTGGTAAACCGTACCAAGTGAGCCAAAACGGTTTTTCGTCACGATGATTTCAGCAAATGGCGCGGCGCTACTGTTCTCGTCATATACCGCTTCCCGATAGAGCATGATGATTGAGTCTGCGTCCTGTTCAATGCTTCCTGAATCACGCAAATCTGCGTTTGTCGGGCGTTTGTTTGGTCGCTTCTCAACATCGCGTGAAAGCTGACTCAGGGAAATAACCGGTGTTTTCAGGTCTTTCGCCATCGCCTTCAGGCTTCCGGAGATGTGAGCAATTGCGAGGTCGTTGCGGTCTGCTTTCGGCTTCTCAATCAGGCCAAGATAATCCGCCATGATGAGTGAGAGGTTTGGATTTTCCTGTTTGTGCCGTTCTGCGATTGAGCGTATTTCTTCGACCGATAATCGCGAGGCATCGACTACCCATACATCCAAATCTGCAAGCTGACTCATGCCGTTAGCAACACGTGCCCAGCCCTCGTCATCCATCGATGCAGGATTTCGCAGTACGCTAACCGACATCCTCCCGGCGTTGGCAATGCTTCGCTCTGCAATCTGCAATGCGCTCATTTCCATTGAGAAAATCAATACCCCGCGCCGGACGTCAGAACCAGGAATAACGCGGCTTGCAACGCCTTCGGCAATCTTCAGCGCCAGTTCGGTTTTCCCCATACCAGGACGAGCAGCGATTATCACCAGGTCTTCCGCGTTCATCCCTCCGGTGATGGCATCAAGTTCTTCGATTCCGGTCTTCAGGGTATCGGACTCTTCTCCGTTCCTCAGACGCCTGTCAAGCGTGTCAGTGTAGTCGGTGATGATTTCCCCTAACCGTACAGGTTTAACCTCGTCACGGGGCTTTCTGATGGCTGAGAGACGTTTTACAAGTTCATCCATCGCCTGACTCGATGCGTCGATGGTTCCGCTTTGGATTGGTTCACGCATTTCATCCATGATTTCCAGCACCAGACGGCGGTGATAGTTATCCGCGACCATTCCGGCATATCCCTTCAGGTTTGCGGCGCTCGGGCAGTTTTTGCTGGTCATCAGGATTGACGTGAAATGCTCCTCTCCGCACGCCTCGGCAACCATCAGCGCGTCGATTAGGTTTCTGTTTCTCGCCTGCTTCCGGATAACCTCGAAGGCTTTCCGGTAGAGCGGAATTGAAAACGCTTCCGGCTCCAGCGTTGCAAGAACGTCACTGGCGGTTGGAGTTAATCCACCAATCAGCAGGCCACCGATAACGCTCGCTTCGATATCCTGTCTCATGCAATCCCCCTGTCTGCAAACTTCCCTTCCCGAACTCCCGTTAACGAGTCTTCTCTCAGCAGGTAATCAAAATCAGCCGTCCAGCCCGTGTCGTTGTCTCCGAAGTAAAACGGCTTGGCCTGATGCACAAACGCCCTGACATACGCTCTGAAACCGTCCACGTTTGGCGTTTTCAGTTGCGGGATGATTTTCTTCAGGCGGCGTTTTCGTTTCTCGTTGACCGCAACAGCGTGTGGCAGTCTGTCACCGACTTCGGTGTTGTAGGCGTTCAGGAAGGATTCGTAGTCGATTCGTTCTGCCTTGCGACGTTCAGGTTTAACCTGCCCATCGCCTCCCCCATTGGGGGGTAGGGGGGTATTATTTATATTCTTGTTAATACCTTCTTGTTCATGATGTGCGGTTGTTTGTGCGGCTTCATGTGCGCTTTCATGTGCGGCATGTACGCTGAAAGCCGCGCTATTGCTGGCTTCATCATGTGCGGCATCATGTGCGGTTGTTTGTGCGGCTTCATGTGCGGGTAAATTGTCCATTTTTTGAGCATATTCATGGTAATTTGTGATGGTTATCACACGGCCTTTTTGCTTCTCTCCATCAATGGAGATCATCCCCTCTTTCACAAAAACCTGAAGCATCCGCTCAACCTGATCACGGCTTGCTGGCTTGCCATGTCTGTCGCATAACTGAAGACCTAAATCAGCTGCTGTCACAACCAGTTGACCGGGTTGCAGATGCCATTCATGACCTTTGAAATTCGCTTTGTATGGCTTTCTGGCGGCATTCAGGAGAAGGTTTTCCCACAGGGTGCGAAGATAAACATCTTTCGCCCATGACTGTTTCAGAATGCTCCGGTACAACGGAATGTAACCAGTTTTCTGGTTCTCCATCCTGTTGCTCCTGCGCTCGTGTGCGGCGCTGAAATCGTAGATTTTTGCTGTATTGCTCATAACTACCTGCCTTGACGAAAGACCTTAAGAACATCGTTAAACTGACTTACGGATATGTCTTCTTTGAGAAGCTTTTCCAGAAATGCGTTTGGAATGAACGTATATCCCTCCTCTTTTGGTAGAGACGGGAGCAACGCCCTCGCCTCAGCCTTCAGAAGCTCAGTTCTGGCAACTTTCACAAAAGAGATTTGAGTTCTTTCATCAATGGAACGAAGGAAGCGCAAACGCTTAGCTTCTTTGTGTGTATCAGGTGGATTAAAGCCTTTGTTTCGCATATAATTACCTCGTTGGATGTTGTTAAAATTCCATTTGTATTTGATCAGAACGCTCGGTTGCCGCCGGGCGTTTTTTATTGGTGAGAATCGAAGCAACTTGTCGTGCCAATCGAGCCATGTCGTCGTCGACAACACCCCATTCAAGAACAGCAAGCAGCATTGAGAACTTTGGAATCCAGTCCCTCTTCCACCTGCTGATCTGCGACTTATCAACGCCCACAGCTTCCGCTGTCTTCTCAGTTCCAAGCATTGCGATTTTGTTAAGCAACGCACTCTCGATTCTTAGAGCCTCGTTGCGTTTGTTTGCACGAACCATATGTAAGTATTTCCTTAACAAATAAGAAGTTATGCGCATCAACTTATGCGCGTTGTATTCCCGCATTTCGGCGGGAATGAGGACCATGACTGTTAAAGAGCAATTTGCTTATGCCGCTTTGCGGTAAGCGCTTTCTTGATACTTCAGGGCGCCAGCTGTAACGACTTCCAGTCGATAGGCGTCTTTCTCTGGGATGACTTCCTTCCACTGAGAGACTGCTGCGTCGCTAATGCCTAACGCTTTAGCTACAGCACGCTGGGTTCCGAAGTGGTCGATAACATCTTTCTTGTACATAGACTCGCTCCGAAATTAAAGAACACTTAAATTATCCACTAAAGGAATCTTAAGTCAAGTTTATTTAAGATGTCTTAACTATGAAAACTCAATTGATGGGAGAGCGCATTCGCGCTCGGAGAAAAGAACTCAAGATCAGGCAGGCCGCACTTGGAAAGATGGTCGGCGTGTCTAATGTTGCCATATCTCAGTGGGAACGCTCTGAGACAGAGCCAAATGGAGAGAATCTTCTCGCCCTGGCTAATGCGTTGAAGTGTTCCCCTGACTATCTGATGAAAGGAGAGGAAAGTCTTTCAAACATTGCCTATCACAGTAGGCATGATCCAAGAGGGTCATACCCTCTGATTAGCTGGGTGAGCGCAGGATGCTGGATGGAAGCTGTAGAACCATATCATAAGCGTGCAATAGATAACTGGTACGATACAACCGTAGACTGTTCAGAAGATTCGTTTTGGTTGGACGTGAAGGGAGACTCAATGACGGCTCCGGCCGGTCTCAGTATCCCTGAAGGAATGATAATACTCGTCGATCCTGAAGTAGAGCCGCGTAACGGGAAACTGGTAGTTGCAAAGCTCGAAGGAGAAAACGAGGCAACTTTCAAGAAGTTAGTTATTGATGCAGGCAGGAAGTTTCTAAAACCACTTAACCCACAATATCCGATGATCGAGATCAACGGAAACTGCAAAATCATCGGCGTAGTTGTCGATGCAAAACTAGCAAACCTTCCATAAGGGGGCATTCGCCCCTTTTTTTTATTTCCTTTAAAAATCAAAGCCAAACTTAAGTTACGAAAGAAAATTTAAGTTTTCTTCAAAAATGCTCTTGACCATTAATTAAAGAGATCTTAAATTTAAGCCATCAGCAGGACGCTGGAAGCCAAACGGAACAGATTGGCAGGCTCTTTAACATTGATGGGATTGTCCCGCCGAAATGCGGGAACCAAAGAGTAGTTGGCTTTGGGGTGACGTGAAGTGCAGCTGCACGACGGCAACCGGAAGATAAGCACCCGGCGCGTCACCGCCAAAGTCAATTCCATAGGCGTTATGCAGCCGCCACCATATTCAAGAAAGCTGCACAAGAGGTAGGAGGATTTATGTGAATGCATAACTTCAAAACCGAGGTTAATTAAATCTCTCGATCCGAGCATCGACCTATTAGGTGGCGAGATGCTCTTTCTGCCCCTCAGTTCGAGGGGCCAGAAACCACTTTGCAATCACTATCAATTCCAAAGTTGTTTCATCGGAGGTCAACATGACAGTAGTCATTACATATCTGGCTGACGATAACGCCAGAAATCGCCGCAGAGCACGCAGACAGGCTCAACGTGAACAGGCGATGCAAGAACAGCGACTGGCGCGAAAAATTGCGCTAAAGCTCTCTGGTTGCGTCAGAGCGGATAAAGCAGCATCACTCGGAATCCTTCGCTGCAAGAAGGCAGATGAAGTCGAGAGTAAACAGAATCGTATTTACTACCGCAAGCCACGCAGTGAAATGGGTGTGACTTGTGTTGGTCGCCAGAAAATGAAATTAGGCAGCAAACCACTTATTTGAGGTGATATATGACAAAATCATGGAGCGTACCTTTTCCTGAATCAGAAACTGAACATGATGGAATGCCTGTTTTCTGGAGATTCCAAGCGACAGTTGAAGAAGATGGAATCAAAATATTCGCACTTCAATATATAGCTTTTCATCAGACAGAGCATTATGCATGGTTGGTTCCTGCGCATTGGATTGTTAATTTTAAACCAGCACCAAATCAGTGGTTACAGGAATGGAAACAAAGGAGAAATAGATATGCAATTAAGAAAGTAGCAAAAAATGCAGAAAGATCTTTTGCATTCCCGACGAAGAAACTTGCCATTGAAAGTTTATTGCGCCGGAAGAAATACCATTTGATGAGAATCAAACAAGATTTGGCTGTTGTATCAACTCTTGTTGATGGGATGAAGAATATTGATACATCAACACCAGGTATTGAATATAACTTTGGACACAACCAAGAAACAGAAAACTGGGTGTTTTATTAGTACGAATAAGCACTGTGTATTCATTCCAACGAGTGAATACACGGAGCAATGTCGCTCGTAACTAAACAGGAGCCGACTTGTTCTGATTATTGGAAATCTTCTTTGCCCTCCAGTGTGAGGGCTTTTTTATATGCATACCAATAACGCTTCACTCGAGGCGTTTTCGTTATGCAATCAAACAGAAGGAGCATCCTATGCAACAGTTCGCTATTGCAGGGGCGGCATCGGTTCGCCCTTTCAACCCGATTTTATCGGTACAGCATTCACGAAAAAACATTTTAACCGGAGCAGACTTTAAACAACCAAGAATGAAAAGCTTGCTCGAAAAGCTTTGGGATATTTTGAAACAACAAGGCCGTCCATGAGTTTTACGGATAACTGGTCAGACGAAGAATTCATTCGTCAGATAAAAGAATTAATCGGTAACGAAGGAGATATTCATGTCACTTGCAACCACAGTGAAGGAGAGCAAGTTACAGAGACGCATGTACACGCAGAAAGCTCTCTGGTATCGCCATAATGGTGACCGCGAAGGAATGCGGGTATGCCTTAATTTGTCCCGAGTCGAAGTATTAAATCAGCGTTATTTCCTTGGGCCGTGTCCATTCTGAGAGCAATCATATGAGCAAAGAATTTTACGCAAGACTGGCAGCTATTCAGGAGAATCTGAACGCGCCAAAGAATCAGTACAACTCATTCGGCAAATATAAATACAGAAGCTGCGAAGATATTCTTGAAGGCGTTAAGCCGTTACTGAACGGTCTGTTTTTATCAATCAGCGATGAAGTTGTGTTGATTGGTGATCGGTATTACGTGAAAGCCACGGCAACTATTACCGATGGCGAAAACAGTCATACGGCAACCGCTCTTGCACGAGAGGAAGAAAGCAAGAAAGGAATGGATTCTGCACAAGTTACGGGAGCTACAAGCTCTTATGCACGCAAGTATTGCCTCAATGGTTTGTTCGGCATTGATGATGCGAAAGATGCAGATACAGACGAGCATAAACATCAGCAGAACGCAGCAGCAAAGCAATCAAAACCATCACTTACACCTGAACAGGTTCTAAAAGCATTCACTGACGCAGCAATGCAGAAAAACACCGTAGAAGAGCTTAAACAGGCGTTCGCCAAAGCGTGGAAGATGCTCGAAGGGACGCCGGAGCAGCACAAAGCGCAGGACGTTTACAACATCAGACGAGACGAATTAGAAGGGGCAACTGCTTAATGGCACATTCGATTACAGTAAGACTAAACAAACCCGCAAGAGAGTTTCAGGGCGGGGAAAATATCGGATTCAACATCCGTGCTGGCGTTCAGTATTACGATCGCCAGACAAAAAAGAAAGAATGGACAAACTACAGCGCCGTTGTATTTGCCAAGCCGGGAGCGCAAGCGGATTACTATCGTAGCGTTCTGGTTGAAGGAGGCATTGTAGAAATTACCGGAGAAAACATCAGGGTTGATGTTTATCAGGGGCAAAATGGTCAATCAATCACTCTTGAATTACTGAATGCAAAGATTGGATTTGCAACTTCAGGAAACAGCCAACAGCAGCAAAGTAGCAATCATCAAAATAATCCTGAATACGACGATTCCATCCCATTCTGATTTAGAAAAATAAGGATTTAATTATGCCAGCGCCTTTGTATGGTGCGGATGACCCGCGCCGCTGTTCCGGCAATTCCGTATCGGAGGTGCTGGATAAATTCAGAAAAAACTACGATCGAATAATGTCTCTACCGCAGGAAACGAAAGAGGAAAAGGAATTTCGCCACTGTATATGGCTTGCAGAGAAAGAAGAACGCGAGCGAATTTACCAGACATCAATCCGACCATTCCGCAAAGCCACATATACCCACTTCCCTGAATATATCGACCCGCGCCTGCGTAATTACCGCTCACGCTATGGCGCTATCAGTAATGACTGAGGAATTTACCATGAGAGGACTTGCTTAAGAGAAAGAGTTTCGGTTCTGTTAATGACAACAAATATCTGAATGCGATGTGGCGGAGTGGGAAGAAATGAAACAAATGTCACTAATTGAGATGGATGGTTTTCTGAAAGGTAAATGCATCCCAAGTGATTTAAAGGTTAACGAAACAAACGCTGAATACCTTGTCCGTAAGTTCGGTGAACTTGAATCAAAACTGGAAACGGCGTTGCGGGAGTGTAGTTCTGCTGGAATCACGATTGATAACCTTGAGGCTAAATGCGCGAAGATGGCTGCTGAAAATACCTCACTTAAGCAATCTGAGAAGGAATTTAATGACTTTTGTCGTGAGGAGTTTAGCGAATGGGAAGATGATGTTACTGAAACCCCAGCCACCGATGCTTTTCTGGCTGAAGTGCGGGCGCAGGGGGTGGATGCTGCTATAGAAGCTGCAAAAAATCTGGTGGCCCAAGAATATGAGTATAAGGATTTCAAAGCGGCGCAGAGTGATTGCTGTATGCACCCTGGTTCAGACCTGGTAGGGAAGGTTGAAATGACTGAGTGGTTAGTTGACTTTGCTGCCCAGCTTCGCAAAGGAGGCAACCAGTGACTGTATGTCTTATTGATAAACGTCGACGTGGGCAACAAATACCATCTGTTGAAATGCCGAATCACACATGGTTTTGCGTACTTGATATCGATGGTATGGATACGTTGGTTGACACTCGTCATTACTGCGATACCGCAACAGCTACTCCGGCGAAAGCAAAGAAAATGGCTGCTCTGATAGAAAACTGGACTCCACCTGATGGTTGGTGCAATGGGAATGATCGAGATTGGCACGAAAAAATGAAGGGCTATATCTGCGATTTTTTACGTAAATGCAACGGCTTCAGGGGGATGTGATATGACCAAAATTAACTATCAGGCACTGCGTGAGGCGGCAGAACGTGCAATTCCGGCAATGGAACGCCTGTTAATGTTGCCAGTTGATGATGATTTGTTAAGTGAACAGGAACTTAAGGATTACGGTGTGGATATTGATGCGCTCAACGCCTTCAAATTTCTGACCGGACCAGAAACCGTGCTGGCGCTGCTGGATGAACGGGAAAGAAACCAGCAATACATCAAACGCCGCGACCAGGAGAACGAGGAAATTGCGCTAACGGTAGGGAAGCTGCGCGTTGAGCTGGAAGCTGCAGAGAAGCGCATTGCAGAACTGGAAGCCGAACCTGTAAGCCAAACTTACAAGTTGAACGAGCTGTCGGGCAACTATCCGGTAACTCCGGATGGTTGGATAAGCTGTAGTGAGCGAATGCCCGCTCAAGATGATTGGATTTTAATTTATTCAAAGCACGGCGAGTATATGGCAGGACAGGTACAAGGGGAATACGTGGAGTTGAGCGACGGCACTTTATCGTGGTTAGGGAACGCCTTGTACTGGATGCCTCTACCGGAACCGCCGCAGGAGGTTAATTGATGGTCTCCTTCGCGAAATATACGATTATTGACTGGATAGCATTCATTCAGGTTTTGCTCATCTGGTTTTATATGGCTTACAGGAGTGGACAGTGGATTGTCAGTGTAGCCTGTAGCAATGGATGGCGTTGGTGGAACCGAAAGAATAAAAAAAGCGCTGGCCTTGGCTTCGTTTTACGAAGCATTCAATCTTAACAGTCTTCAGCCTGGTTCTGTCGTTGTAGTCACCACTCAAAGCGGCATGACGATACAAATTCACAAGCCAAAGGAGGAAGGTCGTGGCTAACCTGCAACTTGCCGTTAAAGGTGAATACTTCGATGCCATGATTCGCGGAGAGAAAACGGAAGAGTATCGCCTGTGTAATGACTACTGGAATAAGCGAATTATGTTCCGCGAGTATGACCGCCTGATTATCACAAAGGGATATCCGAAGCGCGACGATTCCAGCCGCAGAATTGACGTCCCGTATGACGGATATGAAATCAAGACAATCACACATCCGCACTTCGGCGATAAACCGGTAAAGGTGTTCGCTATAAAGGTGAATATCGACAATGAATGATAATCCTCGCACTCGCGGGGATTTCTTTTATCTGAACTCGCTACGGCGGGTTTTGTTTTATGGAGATGATAAATGCACTTCCGAGTCACAGGTGAATGGAATGGAGAGCCATTCAACAGAGTTATCGAAGCAGAGAACATCAACGACTGCTATGACCACTGGATGCTGTGGGCGCAGATAGCACATGCAGACGTAACTAATATTCGAATTGAAGAACTGAAAGAACACCAAGCCGCCTGATGGCGGTTTTTTATTGCCTGATTTGCAGGTTCGATTCCCTATTCGGAGATAGCACTCATGCAACACGAACTACAACCTGATTCACTGGTTGATTTGAAATTCATCATGGCCGATACTGGCTTCGGTAAAACCTTCATCTATGACCGGATTAAGTCCGGCGACCTGCCAAAAGCCAAAGTTATCCACGGGCGAGCAAGATGGTTATATCGTGACCATTGTGAATTCAAAAATAAGCTCTTAAGCCGCGCCAATGGGTAA